TTCTATCGTTTGAATAGTTGTATGTACCACCAGTAGTTACTGAATTGGTAATAGTAGTTACGTTTTGTTTATATTTATATGGTTCACAAGTACATTCAATAGTAAAATGTCCTACATTCTTAGATATAGAAGAAGATACTTTACATCTACCTAAATAATAATAGTTAGGATCTTGTTCTAATGTTATTTTTAGTTTCTTACCATTTAAATAATTAGATATGTCTTTTTCAATATTCCAAAAGTTTTTTGGATTAAAAAGATCGAACTCAAAAGATAGAGTTCGATCGTTATATTTTATTTCTCCAAGTGCTTCAGTTAAATCAAGTGTTCCATCTCTACCTGGTATTTCTATATAATTTGTTCTAGCTTCAGGTTTACCAATTTGTTTTGATGTCATTAATAAATCCCAATCAGTAACTGAATTCTTAGTGCCGAATATTACACCATTACCCATTAGTATCCCCTCCTCTTTCTATTTGCAAGTGAACCCAAACTACTATCTATCTTAGGTGTTAATTTACCTATTAGTGTTCCATCATCTAATACAATGTTTTGTCCTAATCCAGCTTCTATACTAGGTAAGTATTTTTCTAGTAAACTTATTAGTTTAGTACTTTCACTTTGAATACTTGCACTCTTAATACTTTGAAGTCCTGTAAAATCAGTTAAGGCATCAAATAAAGCACTTTTTGTACTTTCGTTAGTTATAGCTGGATTATATTTTTCAGGTACTACAGCTTCATTTTTATGTAGGTAAGCTAAACCTTCTGATTTAACTCTATTTGTACCTACATTTAATTGGGGTATTTGTGGTATTGATAATGCATTCTTTTTAATTACACTTTTAAATGGCTCTATTCCAGCTACAGAAATGTTTCTAATTTTGTTCAGCAATGAGTTAATTGCATTAAAAGGTACTGAAATGACCTTGTTTATACCACCTATAATTCCGTTCACTACAGTTTTAAATGTTGATGCGATTCCGTCTTTAATTCCATCGAATATTTTTCCACCAGTTGAAAAAACGTTTTTTACATTGGTCCAGGCTTTTGAGAATGTATCTTTAAACCAAGTTGCTACACTTCCGAAGGCTTTTTTAATTCCTCCCCAAATTGTATCTTTAAAAAATGATACTACTGGTGAGAATACAGTTTTAATGCTTGTTATAGCTTCGTTAAATCTATCTTTGAACCAAGTTTTTACTACTGAGAATATGTTAGAAATATCTTGCCATCTATCTTTAAACCAATTAACGATAGCACCAAATACTGTTTTTATAGTTTCTACTGCTTTTTGAAATAAATTTTTATAAAATTCTACGATAGGAGTAAAGAAGTTTATGATAGGTTGGATGACGTGTTCTTTAAACCAGTTAGCTACTAATCCCCATACTGCTTGTATTAAAATAATACTACCTTTAAACAAACCGACAATGACATCGATTACTGATCGTACAAAATCACCGATACTTTGAAACAATTCTTTGAACCAATTAAAAAATGGCTCTATGAAAGCCATTACTGGAGCTATGACATTATCGTATATCCATTGTCCTACTGCCGATAAAATTCCAGTTATCCAATTCCAAGCATCCGTAAGTCCTTGAACGACACTTTGATACAAATTAACAAAAAAATCGCCAATACTTGAAAGTATATTGACGATGAATTCATATGCAACTTGTAATCCAGTTTTTATACCTTCCCACATAGCTTTAACTAAGTTACGAAACCACTCACATTTATTCCATAAAAGAACTAATACTGCAATGATTCCGAGTATTATAGTTACTGGTAAACCTAATGTACCAACTATAGTAGCTATTACACCTTTTAAAGCAACAAGAATTACTTTACCTTTAGAAAGTATTGAGCCTAATTTAGCAAGTATAGGCATTATCTGTCCTACTGCAGATATTATTTTACCGACAAATATCAGTACTGGTCCTATGGCTGCTGCTATACTGGTTATAACCAAAATTACTTTTTGTACTGTAGGAGATAGTTCACTAAATTTAGTTGCCATTTCTGATAGTTTTGTAGATATAGATGCAATGATAGGAAGTAATAATTCTCCTATATTTTTAAATGCAGTTTGTATATCTCTCATGGCAGTTTGTACTTTAGCACTACTACCACCATACATCGTTTCATTAGCCTGGTCTACTGCACCAGCAGTATCTGAATATGTTTTATTTACATCATTAAGTGATGTAATAACTGACATTGCATTATCTTCACCTAATGCACTCCAAACATTAGAAGCAATAGTTAATGCTTCTTGTTTGTTTTCCATGTTTTCTAAGTCACTAACAATAGAATAAAAGACATCTTTAGAAGATGCCTCACCATTTTGCCATGCTTTAAATAAATCTTGAGATTTTGTACTAAAAGAACCTAAATTATCTTCTATTCTTCCATCAGATAATGAGATAGAAAATTCTTTTACAAAGTCATTAACTTTATCTAGGTTATATGCTCCACTATCTAAACCGTTTTGAAGTATGGTAAACATCTCTTCAGCACTAAATCCAGCTTGTCCCCATAATTGAGAATACTCAGCAATGTTATCACCAAGCTCATTTGATTTATTTAAACCATTTTGAGCACCAGTTACCATTAAGTTAAATGCTTCAGTACTTGTTAAACCCATATTAGTCATTAGACCATTAATACCACGTACTGACTCTAAGAAGTCCATACCAAATGCATCTTCCAATAGATAAGCATTTTCAGTAATTGATTGTAAATCAGTATTTGATATATCACCTAAGTTTTGTTTAACTAATGCTAATTTCTCAGCTAGTTCTTGATATGATTCTCCATAGTTATTAGAGTACATATCATCCAAAACCGATTTAAAATTATCTGTTTCAGATACTGCTGTACCTGTAGCTGTTATGTATCTATTAACTGCTGCTTCATTATCGGCTGCTAATTTACCACTTGCTACTAATCCAGCACCAGCTACTGCACTAACTCCAGTTAATTGACCACCAACATCTGATATTTTACTACCAGTTTCTTTTAAGTTATCTCCTACTGCCTTTAGTTGAGCTTGAGATACACTACCGAAGTTTTTCATTTCATCAGTTAGTTTTTCTAACTTATTATCTGTTAAAACAATTTCTCTTTGTAAATCTCGATATTGTTCTTCAGTAACTTTTACTTTACCACTATCTATTTGTTTAAGTGTTTCTGCTAATATTTTTTGTTTAGATTCGGTTTCAGTAATACTTTTAGTAAGTAAATCTTGTTTTTGTTTTAATAGTTCTACATTAGATGGATCTAATTTTAAAAGTGAATTAACTCCTTTTAATTCACTTTGTAAGTCTTTAGATTGTTTATTTACTCCTTCTAGTGCTTTACCTAGTTTAGTAGTATTTCCACCTATTTCAATAGTAAGACCTTTTATTTTAGAACTTGCCATAGTATCCCTCCTTTCTATTTTTAAGCAACAAAAAAAGACTATCGCTTATCGATAATCTCTAAAATAGCTTGCCTATAAAATTACTACCCTACTTTTTCAAAATGATGGTCATGTAGTATTATTCCGTTGTCAACTAATGTAGCAATGTGTATTCCATCATCTATTTTTGAAGGTTGCAATTGAATTGTTATTTCAGCACCATTAATACTCCATGAACAAACAGTGATGTTTCCAGGATACTTACACGTATAATCTTTATTTAATATTAATGTATCTTCTCGATTGTTCCAGTTATCAGAATGATAAATACCTACAACTTCAGCAATTTGTTTATCGTTATTATTTTTATCCATATTGATTCCTATACAAAAACCAATTAAACAAAATAAAATAGCTACAATAAAATAACTTAAAATTATTATTACCCTTTTTTTCATTTAACACCTTTTTCTAACGCATCAGTTTCATGAATAAATCGCACCATATCATAATATTTATTAAATGCATTAAGTTGACCACTTTTACACATTTTATCAAATACTTCATCCCAGCTATGACCACTATCAAGCATGTCTAACATTTCCATAACGATTTCTTCTTCTTTTATACCTTTTACTTTTTGCTTTTGTGTTTTAGTCATATATCACACCTTATTTCTTAGTCCCATCCGTTAATTTAGGATACTCGATTCCTTCTTTTTCTTCGCTGGGGTTATATCAGGGCTGCCGCCCCGAACCCCGCTTGGGGACATCGTCCCCAAACCCCTTCTTCGCTTCGCGCGGTGTAAAGCAGCTCAGCGTTCATTCAGGTTGAGCAATTGCAGCTGGCGCTGCTGATCCTCAAAGATCAGGGCATCGAGGATCTCATCCATATCGCCGTCCACAAACGCATCGATGGTGTATATCGTCTTGCCGAGCCGGTGATCGGTCACT